TCATGTATTCAACCACTGCCTATTTATATCAACAAATACAAACGGTAATTTTGGTAGACATTACAGGGGCATACTTTGACCGGAGGTGGGAACCAGTGTACGCAAAAAATTTAAAACTTAACCTTGGAGTTGACAATGTCATACTTTTTCAATTCCAAAATCAAGATCAAAAACCAGTAAACATTACTGGCAGTACATTCACCTTCCGCATTATTAGTCAAAATGGCGAAAATTTATTAATTGCCAAAGAACTAGTAAGTCTAAGTAATGCCCTTGGTCGAGCCAAAGTTACAATCACTGCTGCCGAAACGCTACACTTTCAGGCTCAACCTGCAAGTTGGAGCATTGAAGTCAGCTCTGGAGTACTTAACCAAGCTGTGCTCACCGACGATTATTCTGGCGCCCGAGGCGTCATTGACATAGTTGATTCAGTGCTGCCTGCCTTTGTTTCCAGCTCAGTGCTGACTATTCCCAGTCAAGCACCGGATAGTAGCATTTATTATTCAAGCACATTGACCACAGATGGTTCGCCTTTGACTACGTTTCAATTAGACACTGTGGACTACACAGGTACAATAGCAGTTCAAGGTGCCACTGATGCCACTGCCAACACTGTTGAATGGTACAATATATCTTTTGAAGATTTAAAAAATGGAAACACTGTGTCTGAATTGACGTTTGTTGAAGAAACTGCTCGCAGGGGAATCAACGTTGAAGGATATCATCCCTATATTAGACTTGAATTTGGCATTAGTAACGGCAACGTAGATCTTATAACATATCGATGAAATTTAAAAAAATTGTTGGATTTGGTGACAGTTGGGTCTGGGGCGATGAGCTACTGGACCCAGCACTGTTACAGCGTGATGCAACTGCGCATCCTAGTTTTAAGGAAAACACTGCGTATCGCGAGAGTAATTGTTTTTTGGGCTTATTGGGAAAGCATTACCAATTACCTACAGAAAACTTTGGCATCGCCGGCGGCAGTTTACAAAGCACTATATGGACTTTTTTGTGGTGGCTACGCAACGAACCTAAGCCAGAAGAATGTATTGTGTTGGTGGGATTGACTGAAGGTAGTCGAATGAGTTTTTATAATCCCAATCATAAAACTTACCCCAACGATCCTGATTGGAATCGATTTGTTCACAGCGCCTGGGTACATGCTGGAGTCGAAGATGGCCCAGTCACACGTGAGTGGACAGACATGATCAAACGTTACATGGTGCTCAGTGAAAGCGATCCTTTGTCAATGTTAAATTACGAACAGGCATTGTACTTTTTTGATGGCATTGCAGCCAGAAGAAAACTACCAATGTTGATGTGGGATATAAGTCCACCACATGAAGAAATTGCTGTGCCTTCCAAAATACTGCCGGGATTTAATTTTGTGCACTGGTTACGCCGGCATCCTGATGAAAAGCAATTGACATTTCCGGGCGGCCATCCCAACGAAAACGGACACATCATGCTCCGAGATATGTTGCAACAAGAGATAGATTGTGTTATAATGTCTGTGTGATAGACATAATCAACTACCTACCAGCCAAGAGAAAACAAACACCATCGGGGTGGATCAGTTTCAACGCAGTTTGCTGTAGCCATAATGGCAATAGTTTGGACAAGCGTCAGCGTGGTGGACTCAAAGCAACAGATCAGGGCTGGAGTTATCATTGCTTTAATTGTGGGTATACAGCCAGTTTTATTTTAGGACGACAACTAACCTTCAAGGCTCGTAGGTTATTGGGTTGGCTAAATGTGCCAGACAACGAGATTGAAATGCTCAATCTTGAAAGTTTACGACATCGCAACATACACGGCATCTTAGATGATCGTCAAAAATTGGTTAACACATTAAGTGCTATTGAGTTTGAAGAACGTGACCTGCCACCTTTTGCAGAGTTGTTGACCGACGAACACAAGAGTTATACAGAATATGTGCGATCAAGGAAAGTTCCCCGAGACTTCCCAGTGATGATACAACAACGCACAGATGGCATTCATTGGATAAGGCCACATGTGGTTATACCTTTTACCCATAGTAATAAAATTGTGGGATGGACTTGTAGATTTTTAGACAACAAGCAACCCAAGTTTATCAGTGATAGCCAGCCTGGATATGTGTTTGGCACAGATTTACAACACCCTGATTGGCAGTACGTGATTGTCACTGAAGGTATTTTTGATGCATTAAGCATTGGCGGACTTGCAGTAATGCATAACACCATAAGCGATGCCCAGTCTAGACTCATACGTGGCATTGGCAAGGAAGTTGTGGTAGTACCTGATCAGGACCTGCCAGGCATGGAGTTGGTAGACTGTGCTATGGAATTAGGATACAGTGTAAGCATGCCTGAGTGGCCAGATGATTGCAAAGACGTCAATGACGCTGTAATCAAATTTGGTCAACTTGGAACATTGCTAACTATAATGCAAGCACGAGAGACCAGTAAGATAAAAATTGAAATAAGGAAGAAGCAACTTGTTAAAAGATTACGGACTTGACGTCCAGAGATTATTCCTAGAGATGATTCTTGAGGACGCACAAAGTTATGTGCGTGTTCAAAACATCTACAATCCTCAGAACTTTGACAAAAGTTTAAGACCTGCGGCCGAGTTTATCAAAGAGCATAGTAGCAGTTACAAGACACTGCCTGATCGTACACAAATTGCCGCGGCCACTGGCGTAAAACTACAACATGTGCCGGACTTGAACGAAGGGCACTTTGATTGGTTTATGGCCGAGTTTGAAAGTTTCACCAAGAGGCAAGAACTTGAACGTGCCATTCTCAAAGCCGCTGACTTGTTGGAAAAAGGTGAGTTTGAGCCAGTAGAAAAGTTAATCAAGGACGCTGTACAAATTAGCTTGACCAAGGACATGGGCACAGACTACTTTGACGATCCCAGTGCTCGTATCAACAAATATTTCAACAGTGGTGGACAAGTCAGCACTGGATGGCCACAGCTGGATAGATTGTTGTATGGTGGTTTTAGCCGAGGTGAACTCAACATCTTTGCCGGTGGATCAGGATCAGGCAAAAGCTTGGTGATGATGAACATTGCGTTGAACTGGTTGCAGGCTGGACTCAGCGGTGTTTACATCACACTGGAACTCAGTGAAGAGCTCACAAGTCTGCGTACAGATGCCATGCTGACCAATATGTCAACCAAAGACATTCGCAAAGACATTGCAACAGCCGAACTCAAAGTTAAGTTGGTGGCAAAAAAGTCTGGCAACTACCAAGTCAAGGGATTGCCGGCACAGAGCAACATCAACGACATTCGTGCATACTTGAAAGAGTATCAGATACAAACAGGTAAACGTGTGGACTTTGTGATGATTGACTACTTGGATTTGTTGATGCCAGTTAGCGCCAAGGTCAGTCCCAATGACTTGTTTGTCAAGGACAAGTATGTTTCAGAAGAACTCCGTAATTTGGCCAAAGAACTTGGCATATTAATGGTAACTGCAAGTCAGTTGAATAGATCCGCTGTGGAAGAAATTGAATTTGATCACAGCCACATTTCAGGTGGTATTTCAAAGATCAACACAGCAGATAACGTGTTTGGTATTTTTACAAGTCGTGCTATGAAAGAGCGTGGCAAATACCAAATACAATGTATGAAGTCTAGAAGCTCGACCGGCGTTGGTCAAAAAATTGATTTGGAGTACAACATTGAAACAATGCGCATTACTGATGAAGGCGGAGACCAAGGAACTGGCTACAACAAGCCACAAAGTTCCATCATGGAATCAATCAAAGCTAAAAGCCAAATTAAATCAGAAGAAAGTGGCAATACTACTACATTCGTTCGGGCAACTGGAACCCCGGCCTGGGAACAACCAGCCAAAGTGAGTGCAGATGTGCAAAGTAGCAAGCTCAAACAACTACTGGGACAAATTAAGAGTCAACCTTGATTAAAATCTCTTGGAATAAAATCATACGGCGGTTGATTCAACAAACTTTGATATGCTGATGATGCAATAAATAGAGTATAAAGGTCCAAGACAAAAATGCAAAAGAAAACCCGTAGCATCCTTGAAGAGCTAGATTTAATATACCAAGATAGGTTTCAACAAACTGATCGAAAATATGTAATCGAAAGCCGAGCCTCAAATGTTATATCATCGGCCATTCACTTGCTTGAGCAAATTGAATCTACATATACCCCCGAAGAAGCTGAAAAACTAAATCGAAAATTGCTAAATGCTATTCGAGATCGCGATCCCAGCAAGTTTACTCGCACAGTAAGGCGCACCGATGTTAACTGAGGGCGGAAATGTTTTTAAAGATCCCGCTGGTAATCCAGCAACACAGCGTATAAATCAAGCTGATGTTCCTGCCACCATTGCATTTGTAGAAAAAGTACTGGGTATGAAATTCCCCCAAGAACGCTGGCTGGGATCAACTGGCCGCAAGCCCACCAGCGGTGACCTTGATCTTGGAGTAGATGTCAGTGAAGTAACCAAAGAGCAAATTGCTGCCAAGCTGACTCAATGGGCCACAAGTCAAGGGCTTGATCCACGTGAATGGGTGGTTAAAAAAGGCGAAGTGCATTTTAAAACTCCCATTGCCGGCGATACTAAAAAAGGCTTTGTACAGACTGACTTTATGTTTTTCCCTAACTTGGACTGGGGCACGTTCTATTATGGCGGCGCAGAAGGCTCTGCATACAAGGGCATGAACCGCAATGTGCTGATGAGCAGTATTGCCAAATCACAGGGATTAAAAGTAGGCGCCAATGGCATGCTTAGCCGTGACACAAATCAATTGGTTGATGGTGGTATGGATCCTGACTATGTGGCTAGAGCATTATTAGGTCCCAGTGCCTCCCGTGAAAATTTAAAAAATGTAGAAAGCATCTACTCCGCCTTGGAAAAAGATCCACAGCGTGATGCCAAACTTAAAGATTTTAGAGAATATCTTGCCAGAGAAGGGCTTGCTGAACCAGGTGCACCAGTGCAAGAAAGCGAAGCTAGTTTCATGGCTCGGTTACGTGATAGAATTGTCAATCAAGGATATCACATTATTATTGAAGATGAAGCTCCGGTTAAGAAGAAAGATCCTAGAATCCCGCATCCTGAAGATGCTTTCTTCATGGGCGGCAGTGCAGCCGCCAACCGAGCTATACAAGACCTGCAAGGCGCCATTGCCAATGCCGGTAAAACTACCATTAAATGGGATGGCAAGCCAGCATTGATTTGGGGCAGATTGCCCAACGGTCGACTAGCAGTCATGGACAAATACATGTTTGATGCCAAGTATCCGGCACAGAGTCCTGAAGATTGGATCAAGTATGATCAACAAAAAAAATCTGGTAATCTAAGAACTGACTTGTACCCCAAGATTAAGGCCATATGGCCCGGACTAGATGCTGCCACAGTGGGTCCAGGATTCTACTGGGGTGACTTGATGTGGGCCGGAGAACTACAACCACAAGGTGGCAAGTATGTATTCAAGCCCAACCTTGTACAGTATTCAATACCAGCTAACAGTGAACTTGGAAAAACTATACCTGGCAAAACTGGCGGCATTGTGGTGCACCAACAGTTTGCTAATTTGGGCGATCAAACAGCTCAGGTCTGGAACGGCCAAGGTCTAGAAAATGTCAAAGGCGGTGTTGACATTATTAAACCCAACATTGGTATCTCATTTACATTAAAGTCCCCGGCCAATTTAATTACAGATGCTAAACAAGCTGTCAGCACATATGGTGCAGCCGTAGACGCACTACTGAACTCGTTGCCATCTAGCACACGAGCACAAATGCAGACCTATTTTAATCAGCGTATAATTGGTGGTACAAAATTTAGCATGCCCAACTGGATGAAAACCAAATCCAGTGCCAAACAGTACAGCGAACTTGTAACTGGCAATCCTGACGCCAATGGTCAGTACAATGCCAAGTCTGGTAACATCCCGGGCAAGCTCTACACCCTAGATGCCAACAACAAACCAGTGCCCAGCCAGGCTCACCTGGGACTACTGGCAATTTGGAACGCAATTTACAATTTAAAATTAAACCTAGCACAACAACTAGAACAACAAGTACAGGGCCTTGAACAAAGCACAGCAGGTCAAGCCGAAGGTGAAGGCTTTGTTGTGCCCACCCCAACTGGACTGGTTAAACTGGTAAATCGTGGAGTGTTTTCAGCAGGGAATGCCCAACAAAACAATCCCAAGTAACCGTTTTTTTTACTTTTGACTAAATAAAAGTAGGCCCAGAAAGGCCACTAACTTAGGAGATTTTAAAATGGCATATTTTCCACCCTTCAATGGTGATTCGCAACCAGTATTTGCGTTAGACATCAACAACGGTTCACAAACCGGTACAATCAGTTCAGCTGCCTTGGTGCAGATGGACGGACCCAAGCTTGACTTTTTCAAGATTATTGTTCAGAACGGTTCTAACCAGAACATCGATTTGACAACTCAATTGGGCGGTTACAGTGGCGGCGTGTTTACACCCGGTGTTGTTAATCAATTGATGCAAGACATCCAGAAAACAGCTACAGTAGCCAAATACCAAGTTGAAGCTGACAGTTCAGGTCAGATCAGCATTGCTGTGTACCCACAAAATGCTTGGACTACAACTACATTGCAAGCTAGCCTACGTGCACTTGGCAACGTTCAAATCACAGCCAGCGATGGCACTGTAACAGGTGTTAACGTTACTGGTACAGACGTTACAACTGCTGGTTTCAAACTAGCTTAATCAAATTTAATTTGATACAAGGCCCTGAATTTATTTCAGGGCTTTTTCTTGGCCGTTAAATACATGTATTATGCAATCAATGCCACTTTGGCCAACAATGTTTTATTCGTTCGACTGGCCCGAACACCACAAGCATGTCAAGGAACTCAAAACAGTTTGCCATGACCTTGAGACACAACAGCGTAACAGCAATGTCAGCGCAGACATCAAACACAATCTTTACGAAAGCACTTTTGACTTTGTAACACACCCTAGCCCAGCAGTGACTGAATGGGCTCATTGGGTTAAAAACTGTATGTTCCAAGCCAGTTACGATGCCAACAAACGTAACTGGCCAGAGAAATTAAATGTTCAAATTGAATTACACGAATCTTGGTGCCACATAACTCGTGACAGTGGATATCATGACATGCATGTTCATCCCAACAGCACTTGGAGTTGCATTTATTATCTCGACTGCGGAGATATGTCGCCCACAAGTAAAAACGGAGTGAATCGATTCTACAATCCCAATCACACCATGTACTCAGATATAGGATCAAGGTATATCAGCAAAGACAACAGCATTGACATATTGCCCACGCCCGGCATGTTGGTGGTATTCCCTAGTTGGATACAACACAGTGCAGTTCCCTATCATGGAAAAAATAATAGATATATTCTGAGTGCCAACTGTCGAGTTCACGTAACAACATGACCTGTCAAATCAAATGCAAAACATTGTTTGACATCACAGCCACTGGTGTACGTAGCAATTACAACTCTTCTAGAATGCCGTTTACAGACGAAACTGGCAAGGTAATATCCAATCAAGATTTATGGTACCGCAGTCGAAATCAGCAACGCAATTGGGAAACAATAAATCAAATCATATCTCTGAGAACACTGCCTTACGATATCACTGATCCAGTCAAAAACAATGATGGTTGCTGGGAGTTTGAATTTACAATTGATTCAATAGAATCCATCAGCAACAGCAACAATGTTGTTGGGGCATTGTTGCAAGACTCTAACGGTGTTCCCATGATACTGGGTCTAGATGAAACACTGACAAACAGCCTGGTTCTCTGTCCTTTTGCGGAAGACACCAATATTTGGTTCACCGCAGATATTGGTAAATAAAAAAAAGGATTTGCCTCATGAGAACTGATACCACAGAAATCGAAAAGAAAAGCTTGGAAGCTCATGTAGAATTATGTGCCGAGCGATATCGCTATCTTGAAGAAAAACTAGAAACACTAGAAGGCAATATTGCCAGCCTTAAATCAATGATACATGATGTACACGGTATTGTGCATAAAATGGCCGAAAAAAGAAACGATCAGTTGATTAATTGGGGCATGGGGTTGATTGGATTTCTTATTGCAACCACAGGCTATCTGATTACTAATTATGTACTTAAATGAAAAACATAGACTTTGAAGAACGCATCAAGCGAATCCTAGGCGACACAGCGGCAAGTGCAAAAGATAACAGTATAATCAACACTGACCGTGGATTTTTAGTGTTTGACAAGTATCGTATTATAGACTCAGATGGCATAGTGCAGGTGTTGTGCAGGGAAAATTTAATATCTAATTTTACCAGCAAAAAAACAGCACTGAGTTGGTGCATACTTGATAAGTTTAATCAAGTCATCAAAGCCCAGGAAATACTTGAGTTGGATTCTAAGCGACAGCAAATCCAAGCAGATTTATCAGTAAAGCAAAAACTTTACAAACACTATTCTGATCCTGTGATCCGTGATAGTGTGGCAGCTAAAATTTCACAAAAAGAACAATTGTTATTTTTTATAAATTCAAGATTGGAAAAATGTGTAAATGTGGCTAAATATTGGCAGTTAAAAGGATTCAACGATGAAATTGCACGAACTAAACACTCAACCCCGGGTAAAAAATATCAAGCAAGTGCTTGAGAGCCGCCTGGGGCAACACCTAAGTTTAGACACACTTAGCCCCAAGGCAGCACAGTACCTGTTAAAACGTGTACGCGGCCTTGTCACTGAGCAACGCTCGCAGACCAGCTTTTACAAGAGCGAGCAAGATCCATCATATCTAAAACTAGTGATGATAGAACAAGCTTTGACTGCACATTTAAAAGAAATGGGCGAAGCACCCTTGGCAATTGATGTCAATGATCCCAAGACCAAGCAAACTATTCAAAAAGCCAGCAATGGGCAGACTTTAAATCCTGAAGAACAAAAAACCATGACAGCAATTGCTCTCATGAAAAAGGAAGGCAAAAAGCCTGGCATGAAACGCATGGTCAAAGAAAGCGAATTACAAACAGCGCAAGTAGTATTGGCCAGTCAAGACATGTTGGATCGTGTTCAGAAAATGACCGAAGACATCAGTGAAATGCAGTTCAAAGATTTGCCTGCGTTGGTTGATAGTATTCGCAATGACATGGGAACTGAACAAGCAACAGCATATCAGTCACAGGCCAGTGCCGCATTGAGTACACTACTGAGTGCAGTACAACAAGGCAAGACACAGCTCGAAGCCGCCCAAGGCGCCATTACTGGAACTGCTCCTGTTGTGCCAGGAGAAGAACTTGGCGGAGACATGGGTGCTGATGATATGCCCCCAGTTGATGATGGCGACATGGCCGATGTTGAAGTTGATGCCGATGTTGAAGTTGACGACACCAAAGACTTGGCAGCCGCGCTTGGACGTGAGCGAAGAAAATAAGTGTTAATTCTTGAAGTTGAGCAATCAGGTGTAGACAAAGGAAAACTTGCGGCGCTGACACAATTTTTAATTGGTCGCGCCCAGGACACCAACGCACCAAAAACTATATCAACCCAGGCATTTTTAAAATTAGCCCGCGACATGGGCATAAGCTTAGGCCAATCGCAATTGGCCGCAATGGCATCGCAGCCACCACTGTCTGAATTGATATCAAATGTGGAACCAGATAAAATAACATTCAAGGGCGCAGAACCCGAAGTTGACGATTCAGACATGAATCCAGATCAGGCCCGAGCCACAGTGGATAAAATGGCCAAAAGGGCCGCTAGTAAAGGAATTTAAATATGTTAGAAACTATCTTTTTAATAGCCATTGGTGCCTTTATTGGCTGGAACTTTCCTCAACCAGAATTTGCTCGTAATATTCAGAAAAAAATAGTTGACTTCTTTTCAAAAAAGTAGTATACTTAACTGGCAGGTAAGGCGTTATATAATAGTAACACTTACATTCGAGGAGATCATTATGAAAAAACTATTTGCAGTCTTATTACTGGCTATTGCCACAGTGCCGGCGTTTGCTGGCCCACATGGACACGGACACGGACACTGGTCTAGAGGTTACAGTGGCGGTTGGAATTGGATGGTACCTGCCATCATTGGCGGTGCCGTGGTGTACAGCGCAACACGTCCAGACCCAGTTATTGTACAACAGCCAGTTATTGTACAACCCCCAGTGCAGATAATACAAAAACAAAATTGCAGTCCTTGGACCGAAACAGAAAATTCTGATGGCACAATTACACGAACAAGAACCTGCGCACAATAACACTGTAGAGCAGTATCTGGTTAGTGCTCCTCCCCGAGTTGGGGGCAATTTAATTGCAGATATAATAAAATCTGCAGGTGATAAAAATTTTTTAAAAACTGTACACACACATGATCCGCGGCACGTATTAGACAATTATTCAAATACTGCATTAATAATTGTAAAACGTCGAGATGCATTTGCATCAATAATGTCCAATTGTATTGTTTGGCACACGCAACAATCTACAATTTATAGTAATCAGACTATTGTTCCGTTTACTGTGAGTGAGGAAAATTTTTTATGGCAATATGGTTTTAATATTTGGCATTCAAAAAGCGTTGACTTGTCAAGATCATACGCAGTGATTGAAGAGTTTTATTTTGAAGATTTTGTAAACAACCATCAGCATGTTTTGGATCGATTAGGATTGGTATCAAATCCTTTTCGAGCTCGTAGGCTTAACTTTTTAAACAAAGCCCCTTACAGCTACCACAATGTGGTGTTAAATTACAAACAGTTAAAAGTTTTGTTTGATGGGCTGGACCCTGAACGCACAACTAACCCATACATTGACGGGTATCAATCAATGTTAAACAAATAGAAAGAATTATTGTGGCATACTCAGAAAAAGTGGTTGATCATTATGAAAACCCCCGGAACGTTGGATCTTTTGATAAGAGTGATACTGATATTGGCACTGGCATGGTTGGTGCCCCAGCTTGTGGCGATGTTATGAAACTTCAAATTAAAGTAAATACTGAGGGAGTCATTACAGATGCCAGATTTAAAACATATGGTTGCGGCTCAGCGATTGCGAGTAGTTCGCTCATTACTGAATGGGTCAAAGGACGCACACTTGACGAGGCGGCAGCGATTAAAAATAGCGAGATTGCTGATGAGCTTGCCCTCCCCCCTGTTAAGATTCACTGTTCAATACTTGCAGAAGATGCAATCAAAGCGGCGGTAGCAGATTATAAAGCAAAACATGATCTCGTTAACTGACCAAGCAGCCAAAAAAGTAAAATTACAAATTCAAAAGCGTGGCCAAGGCGAAGGTATTCGAATAGGAGTTCGAACTACTGGTTGCTCAGGGCTTGCTTATGTGTTAGAATATGTTGATGCTGTGGACGAACACGATCAACTGTTTGAATCTCTGGGTGTTAATGTTTACATTGATCCAAAAAGCCTGGCCTACATTCAGGGTCTTGAGATGGATTGGGTTCGCAATGGGCTCAATGAAGGATTTGAATTTCGCAACCCCAATGAACGTGACCGATGTGGTTGCGGAGAAAGTTTTAGAATCTAATGATAACTCAACGATATAATTATGCCCCACTTGATAGAACAACCATTGAAGGGAAACGACATTATTGTTTGCCTGATGGTAGCAAAGTTCCTTCAGTTACCACTATATTAGATCGTACAAAACCCGAGGAGCAACGACAAGCTCTGGCTAATTGGAAAAAACGAGTGGGCGAAGCCAAGGCCCAGGAAATTACCACCGAAGCAGCCAGTCGTGGCACACGAATGCACTCGTATCTAGAACACTATGTGCTGACCGAAGATATGAAACCCTTGCCGGGAAACCCGTTCGCACATCCAAGTTGGTTTATGGCAGCAGAGGTCATTGTGCAAGGCCTGGCACACGTTGACGAATATTGGGGCACCGAAGTTCCAGTTTATTATTCAGGATTGTATGCTGGCACCACAGACCTAGTGGGGGTTTGGAAAGGACGTCCAGCCATCATGGACTTTAAACAAACCAACAAACCCAAGAAGCGTGAGTGGATTGAAGACTATTTTCTTCAACTTGCTGCCTACGCCCAAGCACATGATAGCATGCATGGCACAAACATTGAACAGGGTGTGATTTTAATGTGTGTACAACCCAAACAGTTGGAAGATGGCAGTTACTCCACACCCGAATATCAAGAATTCACTGTGGAAAATGATGAGTTTGCGCACTGGAAAAACGAGTGGAACAAGAGGGTTGAACTCTACTACTTGATCAGCTAAATACTCAAAAATAGAGGATGTTCAAGTGGCCATAGTACAAATTTCGAGAATCACTAACCGAAAAGGTTACACAGAAGATTTACCACAGTTAGCCGGCGCAGAACTTGGTTGGTGCGTTGATAGTCGTCGCTTGTTTATTGGCAACGGAACCCTACAAGATGGTGCACCAGAAATTGGAAATACTGAAATACTGACCCAGTATTCAAATATCACAGCACTCAGCAATTACACCTATGCAGATATAGCAGTGGGGTATGCCGCACAAACCGGCCCCACAAGTAGTACTCCTGTGGTACGCACAGTTCAGGCTAAGTTGGATGACATGGCCAGTGTCAGAGACTTTGGAGCAGTGGGCGATGGGGTAGCCGATGACACAGCTGCCATTTCCCGAGCATTCTATCAACTTTACTGCCGAGAAAATAACACGCAAATTCGTCGTAGTTTGTTTTTCCCAGCCGGCACATATAGAATCACCGACACAATTGTTATACCCACGTATGCCCGCCTAGTGGGCGAAGGCATCAACAGTTCAATTATTCTGCTACAGCCCGATGATTCTTCTATACCTGATTACGTGGCGCAGTATGGAGATAGTCGACAACAAACTGGTGCCAGCATTGGCAACAATGGTGCCACCCCTCCCACCAACATTGAGATCAACAACATGGCATTTCAATCTGCCATCAGCACCAATGTGTTCTTGGTTGATCAAGCCACTCAGTGTTCGTTCAACAGTGTTGGATTTGTGGGCAATGTTACGTTGTCTGAGTTGACTGCCGCTGGCGCAACTCCGTTAAATGACAATTTTGCTGTGGGGTTTGCCAGCATTGGATCAAACATCTGCAACAACATTGTGTTTGACCAATGTGCATTCACCAACATCAAGTATGGCATTCACACAGATGCATTGCTAAATTCAGCAGTGGTATCCAACAGTCAATTCAGCACTGTCTATCGAGGAATAGTGTTGGACAGCAATGTAACTGGATTCCGTGCCGTACACAACTTCTTTGACAATGTCTACTATCAAGGCATTGTCTATGATCAGGTCAGCCTCAACGTTTCTGCCTTCAATATATTTTACAATGTAGGCAACAGCATTGGTTCAACTAATCCTACATCGGCAGTGATTTCGTTTGGCAACGACAACAACGTTTCCTCCAATGACCTGTTTGCTAGAACTGATGATGCAGCCTATGAAATACCGCGTGTTGAAATTCTAAGCACTAGCGCGGCCACTGGTGGTACACTATTGCAAATGGGACAGTATGTTCGCGAAGGCGGCCGTAGCTTTACTTTGGATGACAACTCAGTCAATCAAACTATTCTTAATGTCAACAGTGAGGTCACTCGCGCATTTCAAATGCAATACACCATAGTGCGAGATGCTGGTGTTAGAACTGGCACATTGACTGTGACTAGTGCGCCAACAGATAGTACGCCGGCAAGCTACACTGACGACTACACTGAAAACGAGGATTGCGGCGTTACACTTGCAGTAGATCAATCAGTCAATCAGGTGTCAGTGGAATACACTACTACCAGCACCGGATTTGACGGATCAATGACTTATTCAATAGCACATTTAGCCTAAGACGTGTGGCCTGATTTATTTGAACAACGGCTGGCCGATTGGTACAGCCTGAGATCCAATCCCAACAATCTTACCCAAGAAGAATACCTCCACGCAGTCAACAACTGGTGGTGGCGTGTGCCTATGGTCAATCGATATTTGAGTTGGGATAACTATACAACTTGGCCAGGCCCTTGGGACTTATTGGACAAAAATCACTACTGTGATCTTGCAAGATGCCTGGGAATAGCGTATACTATACTGATGTCATCATGCCCAGGTATAGAATCTCTATCCGTGGCACAGACAGATCAAGGCAATTTAGTCCTGATCAATCATGGAAAATATATACTGAATTGGGCCCCAGGTGAACTGTTAAATATCGACTCAACGGCAATAACAATAACTCGGCAAATTAGTGCTGAACAATTACAACAACATTTAGGTTACAACATATGACGCAAATACAAGTACAAAAAAGAGGTGGTAGACGAGAACTACTAGACATTGAAAAACTGCACAAAGTGGTTTTTTGGGCGACCCAGGGAATAACTGGTGTATCGGCAAGTGAGGTAGAAATAAAAAGTCACCTACAATTTTACAATGGTATTGCTACAGCAAGTATACAAGAAACATTAATTAAAAGCGCCGCAGACTTAATCAGCGAGGAAAATCCAAATTATCAGTATGTGGCAGGAAGATTGATTTGCTATCACTTACGAAAACAAGTGTATGGCACATTTACCCCCAGCCATATACTTGATCTAGTTAAGAAAAACATCGAGCGTGGATTTTATGACGCTGAATTGTTGGCTGAATATTCAGCCAATGATTGGGAGAAAATCAATGGATTTATTAGACACGAACGAGATGAACAACTAACTTATGCCGCAATGGAACAATTGCGCGGCAAGTATCTGGTACAAAATCGTGTAACCAAAGAAATATTTGAAACACCACAAATGGCCTATGCGTTAATTGCAGCCACACTTTTTAGCAAGTACCCCGCAGAAACAAGATTGACGTATGTCAAAGATTATTACGATGCTATTAGCACACACCAAATTAGTTTGCCCACGCCAGTCATGGCCGGAGTTCGAACACCACAACGACAATTCTCCAGCTGTGTATTAATTGAAACCAACGACAGCTTAGATAGCATCAACGCCACCACTTCAAGCATTGTAAAGTATGTAAGTCAAAAGGCAGGTATTGGCATTGGAGCCGGTCGTATTCGTGCTCTTGGCAGTCCCATTCGTAATGGTGATGCTTATCACACTGGCGTAATTCCTTTTTATAAAATGTTTCAGGCAGCCACACGTAGCTGTAGTCAAGGTGGAGTGCGCAATGGCGCGGCAACGTTGTATTATCCAGTTTGGCACTTAGAAGTTGAAGATCTATTAGTACTCAAAAACAACAAAGGCACCGACGATAACCGTGTACGCCATATGGACTATGGCGTACAATTCAACAAAGTCATGTACGAACGTTTGTTGACCAATGGCGACATCACTTTGTTTTCGCCCAATGATGTTCCAGAAATGTTTGATGCATTTTACAAAGACGTAGATCGTTTCCGCGAGTTATATGAGACCGCAGAACGCAACACCAAACTACGCAAGAAAAAAATCAAAGCCATTGACTTGTTTTCAATGTTTATACAGGAACGCAAAGATACCGGACGTGTGTATCTAATGAATGTTGACCACGCAAACTCGCATGGTAGTTTTATTGCTGATGTTGCACCAATTAGACAAAGCAATCTTTGCTGTGAGATTGACTTGCCCACAAAGCCGCTCAATGATATCAATGACCCCGACGGAGAAATTGCATTGTGTACACTCAGCGCATTGAACTGGGGTGTGTTTAAAAATCCTGAAGACATGGAAAGAGCCTGCACTCTGGCAGTTCGTGGACTTGACGCATTGCTGAGTTACCAACACTATCCTATTCTGGCTGCTCAGTTGGCCACAGAGAATCGTCGGCCTCTTGGAGTTGGCATCATTAATCTGGCCTATTGGTTGGCCAAGAATGATCTCAGCTACAGTGATCCAGCGGCCCTGGCCAAGGTTGACGAATGGGCACAACATTGGAGTTACTATCTCATCAAAGCCAGTGCTGATCTTGCTGAAGAATTTGGAGCATGTCCCAAGAGCAACGAAACAAAATACCATAATGGCGTTCTCCCAGTAGATACATACAAGCAAGAAGTTGATGAGCTTGTGCCGCACCGTGATGTAGTTGACTGGGCCGGCCTACGTGATCAACTCAAGCGCACCGGAATTCGTAACAGTACATTGATGGCACTAATGCCAGCAGAAACATCGGCACAAATCAGCAATGCCACCAACGGCATTGAGCCACCACGTAGCTATGTAAGTATCAAACAAAGCAAGGACGGTGTGCTCAAACAAGTAGTACCAGAATACCGCCGTTTGAAAAACAAATACGAATTGCTGTGGGATCAAAAAAGTCCCGAAGGCTATTTAAAAATATGTGCAGTATTACAAAAGTACATTGACCAAGGCATCAGTGTCAATACCTCATACAATCCCCAGCACTATGATGAAGAAAAGATCACCATGAGTGACATGCTCAAGCATTTGGTAATGTTTTACAAATATGGCGGAAAACAGTTGTATTATTTTAACACCTATGACGGGTCAGGCGAGATTGATATTGAACGTCTTTCACGTAAAAGTGTTCTCATTGAAAGTGTGATTCCTACTATCATTGATGAAATTGACGATTGTGATAGTTGCAAAATTTAAAAGGAATAATCATGACAGTATTCAACACCACAAAAAACCGTGACCACACCACCAGCCTGGCCTTCTTTGATCCTGCAGGGCCGGTTGGCATCCAAAGATATGACACATTAAAATATCGTCAATTTGACAAGTTAACTGACAAGCAATTGGGATTCTTTTGGCGCCCAGAAGAAATTGATGTCTTGCGTGACGCCAAAGATTTTAAAGATCTTACCAACAATGAACAACACATCTTTACTAGTAACCTAAAACGACAAATTTTACTTGACAGTGTGCAAGGGCGTAGTCCTAATTTGGCATTTTTGCCGTTGGTTACAATTCCTGAATTGGAAACATGGATTGAAACTTGGGCCTTCAATGAGACAATCCACAGTCGCAGTTACACTCACATCATCCGCAATATCTATGCCAACCCCAGTCGAATTTTTGATGAACTGTTAGACATTGAAGAAATTTCTAATTGTGCCAAAGACATCAGTTATTACTATGACACATTGATCAGTGCCAGCCAGGCTTATCAATATCTTGGAGTTGGCAATCATCAAGTCAACGGCAAGGAAGTCATTGTAGATTTTTACGAACTCAAGAAAAAGTTGTGGTTGGCATTAAATTCAGTGAATGCACTGGAAGGCATAAGATTTTATGTGAGCTTTGCATGTAGTTGGGCATTTGCCGAACT